ATTAGCATCTGAAATCGTTGATGATTTTGTGGCGGATAGACAGTCTCGCAAAGAGTGGGCAAGGTCTTACGTCAAAGGATTAGACCTTCTTGGCATGAAAATAGAAGAGCGCACACAGCCTTGGGCTGGTGCGGCTGGTGTGTTTCACCCTGTCCTGACTGAAGCAGTCGTCCGCTTTCAGGCTCAGGCCATGGGTGAGATATTCCCTGCGGCTGGCCCTGTAAGAACAAAGGTCGTTGGTAAGCGCGACCCAGAAAAAATGGAACAGGCCACTCGCGTTGAAAACGAAATGAATTATCTTCTGACTGAGGAGATGAGTGAGTATCGTGATGAAACAGAACAAATGCTGTTTCGCTTGCCTTTAGCAGGCTCTGCCTTCAAAAAGGTTTACTACGACCCAATCAATGAGCGCCCTGCGGCAATGTTTGTCCCTGCGGAAGACTTTGTTGTTTCTTATGGCGCGGCTGATTTAGCCACCGCACCTCGTTACACTCACGTTATGAAGAAGACGCCAAATGAGATTATTGAGCTTCAGGTTAATGGCTTTTACCTTGATGTTGAGTTACCTGACCCAGAGCCAGACTATTCAGACATCCAAGAAAAGTATGATGAGATTGATGGCGAAACCGCCGTTTTGGAGGACGATGACAGACACACCATCCTTGAGGTTCACGCTGACCTAAATCTGCCAGAGCCTTTCGATGACCCAGATGGCATAGCTCGTCCGTATGTTGTAACTGTTGATAAATCCAGTTTGACAATTTTGTCTATAAGGAGGAACTGGTATGAAGAAGATATTAAGAAGCGTAAAAGAGCGCACTTTGTTCACTACCGATACCTACCGGGACTTGGGTTCTACGGAACAGGTCTTATTCATCTTATTGGTGGTCTTGCTAAAAGTGCCACAAGTATTCTGCGCCAACTTATTGATGCGGGTACACTCTCTAACCTCCCCGCTGGTCTTAAAGCTCGCGGACTGCGTATTAAAGGTGACGATTCGCCTCTCATGCCGGGTGAGTTCCGTGACGTGGACGTGCCGGGGGGTGCAATTAGGGACTCGATTGCATTCCTTCCTTACAAGGAGCCATCATCGGTATTATACCAACTGCTCGGAAATATCGTGGAAGAGGGGAGAAGGATTGGCTCCGTTGCTGATGTACAAGTTGGAAACCTCAACCCGCAAGCTCCGGTCGGAACTACGCTCGCGTTGATGGAGCGCTCCATGAAGGTGATGTCTGGTGTACAGGCCCGCCTTCACGCCGCCCTTAAAAAAGAACTAAGAATATTGGGCAAAGTAATCAAAGACTATATGGGTCCAGAATACTCATATGAATTAGAGGGTGACTTTAATCGTCAGGAGGATTTCGATGATAGGGTTGATATTATCCCGGTTTCAGACCCCAACGCCGCAACCATGTCGCAAAGAGTCGTGCAATATCAAGCGGCTATGCAACTTGCTCAACAGGCTCCCAATCTTTACAACATGGGTCAGTTGCATCGTCAGATGCTCGAAGTGCTTGGAATCAAAGACGCCGACCAAATCGTAAAGTTGCCAGAGGATGTCGCGCCGTCTGACCCAGTTACAGAAAACATGGCTATCTTGAAACAAGAGCCTGTAAAGGCATTTAAGTATCAGGACCATGAGGCACACATTCAGGTTCACATTGCCGCCGCACAAGACCCCAAGTTACAGGAAATTGTAGGGCAGTCTCCTTTTGCTGGCGCAATACAAGCCGCCCTTTCAGCGCATATAACGGAACACGTTGCGTTTCAGTATCGCAAAGAAATTGAGAAAAATCTCGGCGTTGGTATGCCTAATGAGGACAAGCCTCTTCCAGAAGATGTTGAGATTGAAATTTCTCGCTTGGCGGCGCAGGCGGCAGACAAACTGCTTAATAAGAATCAGGCAGAGGCCGCACAAGAACAAGCCATGCAACAACAGCAAGACCCGCTTACGCAGATTCAACAGCGTGAAATTGCTCTTAAAGAGGCTGAGTTCCAGCACAAACAACAACTTGACATAGCCAAGCTACAAGCAGATATGGATAAGTCACAGGCAAATGTTGCTGTTCAGGAAGAAAGAATTGAGTCTGAAGAGCGGCGTGATGGCGCAAGGCTTGGCGTTGATTTAGCCAAGACTCGCTATCAAGGACAGCGTGAAGATTTAAAATACGGTATTGAACTTGGTAAAGAACTAACAGAGGAGATAAATGATGCTGGAAGTGATAAAGGATAAAATTCGAGTTTATATGAATGACATAGCTGACCACATGGCTGGCGGCGGTTGTCAAGACCATGAAGAATATATCCGCCTTGTCGGCAAAGTTGAGGCTTTGGCCTTAATAGAACGTGACATTCTTGATTTGGAGAAAAGACTAGAAGAGGCGTAAGGGTTCCGTAAAGCCATTTCTTACGCTATATTGTTTTGTGGAGACTTTCAGGGATAACCTGCAAGGTACTGTGAACCTAAATCACTGCAAAGGAACAGAAATGTATTCTGCTGAAAAAACGGTTGACGAAGATGTCGCCCGCAAGATGCCAGAACCTACTGGTTACAAACTCTTAATAAAGCCACTTGAGGTTAAAGAAAAAACAGAAGCCGGTATTTATATGCCAGATGCACTGAAACAAGCGGAGCAAACCGCATCAGTCATTGGTTTTGTAGTGAAGGCTGGGCCAGACGCATATAGGGACGCAGATAAGTTTCCCAATGGCCCGTACTGTAAGGAAGGTGACTTCGTAATTTTTCGTTCATATTCCGGCACACGGTTTAAGATTGAAAAACAGGAGTTCCGTCTTATTAATGACGACACCGTTGAGGCTGTTGTCGATGACCCAAGGGGATACACAAGAGCATGAATAATAATACAGCCGAAAAACAAGAAGAAGATTTCACTGAAGTGGAATTGGAATCGAATAATGAGCTTGAGGTTGATATCGTTGACGATACACCTGAAGCTGATAAGGGCAAACCTCGCCGTGCGGAAGATGCTGAACCGCAAATTCCGGAAGATGATGAGATTGCAAACTACAGTGAGAATGTGCAGAAGCGCATTAAGCAACTGAAGTATGAGTTTCACGAAGAGCGCCGCCGTAAAGAAGAGGCGTCAAGACTTCAAGACGAGGCAGTTGATTACGCCCGAAAAATTTATGAGGAGAATCAAAAGCTCCGCAAAACCCTCGAAGAGGGTGAGGGAGTTTTGGTTAAGCAGGCCAAGGACCGTGTTGACGCACAGTTAGACCGTGCAAAATCTGACTACAAGGAAGCCTATGAAACAGGCGACCCTGACAAGCTGATTGAGGCACAGGAAAAACTTACTGCACTCCAGAATGAAAAATTTAGGGTTGAGTCTTACAAGCCAAAGCCCCAGCCAGAGGTTAAGGAAGTTCCAGAGCCGCTGGCACAAAAGGCTAAAGTTCCAGAGCCAGACGCAAAAACAAAAGCGTGGGCGGCTAAGAATGAATGGTTTGGCAATGACACAGCCATGACAGGATTTGCTTTTGGGGTGCATGAAAGCCTCGTGAAAGAGGGATTAAACCCCCAAACACAAGCAGATGAGTATTATAGCCGTATTGATGCAGAGATGCGTCAGCGGTTTCCAGACAAGTTTGGTGAACAGATTATTGAGGAAGAAGCACCTGTTCGTCAAACTGGCCCCGTGGTGGCCCCCGCACAGCGGAGTGCAAAGAAACCACGCAGAGTGCAATTAACCTCAACACAAGTCGCTCTCGCCAAGCGCCTTGGCCTTACGGCAGAACAATATGCGGCGCAACTCTTGAAGGAGGCATCTAATGTCTGACAGAACCCCACGCTCAAACAAGTCCCGTGACAACGAGGCTCGTAAAAAAACTTGGCAAAGACCGACCATGTTACCTACCCCCGAACCCCGCGAAGGTGTTGAATATCGCTGGGTACGCACATCAACTTTAGGGCAGGCTGACAACACCAATGTGTCGTCTAAATTTCGTGAGGGTTGGACGCCAGTCAAGGCAGAGGACCATCCTGAATTACAAGTGTTGCCTGATATCGACTCTCGATTTGAAGGTAATGTTGAGGTTGGAGGCTTGCTACTCTGCGAGAACTCAACCGATTTTGCAGAATCTCGGCGTGAAGCGCACGATGAGATGAATGCACAGCAGATAGAATCTGTAGATAATAATTATCTACGTCAATCTGACCCTCGTATGCCTGTTCTAAATCCAGAACGGTCTACGAAAACTTCGTTTGGTAAGTGACTTCAATTAGGCGCTTACCGTTATGTTAATGGCTAGATAGAAGAGAGGAATAAGCAAATGTCTTCAACTGCCGCTCCTTTCGGTCTGCGCCCGATTGGTCGTTTAGATTCTGGGTCTTTGGAAGTATTCCGCCAGTATCCTATTGCTTCTGGCTACGGCACTGATATCGCAATGGGCGATATTGCACAGCTAGTAGACGGTGGTACAGCGACCACAATCGAAAAGCAGTCCGGCACAGGTGATGATTCAACCGCTATTGATATGGTAGGTATCTTTATGGGTTGCTCATACACCGACCCTAACTCAGGACAAAAGGTGTTTTCACAGCTTTGGCCTGCGTCAACCGTTGCATCTGATGCAATGGCGTACATTGTAGATGACCCGAATGTGTTGTTTGCTATCCAAGCAGATGGCGCACCAACTAATACTGGTGACATCTACGGAAAGAACTGCTTGCTCGTTCAGACAGCACCTAATACTTCACTGAAGATTAGCCGTGTTGCTCTGGATATCTCTGAGCTTGACACTGACCCACAGAACCCAATCCGTGTGATTGATTATTTGGGTGGTGACCAAGGTGATGAGAAGGGTACATCTTTCCCGATTCTGGTGTGTAAGTTTAATAACCACCAGCACACATCAACCACTGGTTCTGCGTAAAGGAGTGTAAGTAATGGCTATATCACGCGCACAACTCCTGAAGGAACTGTTACCGGGTCTTAATGCACTGTTCGGCATGGAGTACGAAAAGTATGAAAACGAACACGCAGAAATCTATGAAACTGAAACATCAGAGCGTAGCTTCGAGGAAGAAGTAAAGCTGTCTGGTTTCGGGGCCGCTCCGGTAAAGCCGGAAGGTTCAGCGATTTCCTACGACAACGCGCAGGAATCCTTCACCGCCCGTTACAACCACGAAACTGTGGCAATGGGCTTTTCTGTAACTGAAGAAGCAATGGAAGATAATTTGTATGATGCGCTTTCAGCACGTTATACAAAGGCTCTTGCTCGTGCGATGGCATATACCAAGCAGGTAAAAGCCGCCGCGCTTCTGAACAATGGCTTCACCACCTTTAATTCAGGTGATGGCGTTTCATTGCTCAATGCTTCTCACCCTACTGTTCAGGGTGGAACTAACTCAAACCGTCCAAGCACAAATGCTGACTTGAACGAAACTTCTTTGGAAGATGCAGTTATTAATATCGCCGCATTCGTTGACGAACGTGGCCTCTTGATTGCGGCACGTCCTCAGAAGCTAATCGTTCCACCAGCACTGATGTTCGTTGCAACTCGTCTGCTACAGACAGATTTGCGTGTTGGCACAGCCGATAACGACATCAACGCTATCCGGTCAAACGGTTCGATTCCGCAAGGCTTCCGTGTCAATCACTACCTGACTGACAATGACGCCTTCTTCCTGACAACTGACGTGCCAAACGGCATGAAGCACTTTGTCCGTACACCAATGTCAACATCTATGGATGGCGACTTTGACACAGGCAATGTTCGTTATAAGGCTCGCGAGCGTTATAGCTTCGGTGTGTCAGACCCTCTGGGCATCTACGGCTCACCCGGAGCCTAATTGTACTAGAGTACAAACTTTTAGATTGGGCGGCTTCCGGGTCGCCCTTTCTTTTTGTATAATGATTGTGAACCTTGACAGTCGTATACTGCGGCTGACACTAGCCAAGACAAGGAGTTCCCATGGCTAATACTACTTTTAACGGTCCCGTCCGTTCAGAAAACGGCTTCAAGAATGTTATTAAAAGCGCGACAACTGGTGACCTTACCAGTGAGATGACACTTTCTGTTTACACCGCTACTGTAACAGTTGCTAACGGTGCTACTACAGGGAAAGAGTCCGCTATCGGCATTCCATCAAACTTTCTTCCTATGGCTGTTATGGTCGCCTGTACTGGTGCGGCATCTAACAACGTAAACCTGATTGATATTGGCACAGACGCAGATACAGATGGGTTTGTTGACGGCATCACTGCGGCAGTAAACTCAACTGGTTTCAAAGGCTTCTTCCCATGTAATGGTGTATTGGGTATGTCTGGCGGCACAACAACAGCCGCTACAGAGACAGCAGATGAAGTTGAGGTTGTTCTTTCCGGTGACCCCGGAGCAGACACAACTGTGGTCCTGAAGTTCATGGGTATTTCTAGCTCATCAGACGCTTCGTAGGAGGCTGATATGAGCAGGTCCGATGTATTTGCCGTTACCAAAACAGCAGATGCCACTGTTTACGCTGGCCGTGCAAGAGTGCGTCAGATACAGGTGGTGACCGCTGGCTCTGGTAGCCCGCAAGTCGTTCTAAAGGACGGGGGTTCCGGTGGGACCACCTTGCTAGATGTTGCCTTTGGCACATCCAGTACATTCTCTGTAAACATCCCAGACAATGGTATTTTATTTGAGACAGATGTCTATTTAGATTTGACTGCGTGTTCTAGTGTAACGGTGTTCATGTCATAGGGGGTAGGCTATGCCTAGAAAAAGAGAAACCCCAATAAAGACATCCGTAAAATCAGGTAATTTCCGTCCTACCAAAAGTGGGGCGGGAATGACCAAAAAGGGTGTTGCCGCCTACAGAAAGGCAAACCCCGGTAGCAAACTAAAGACTGCTGTTACTGGTAAAGTCAAGAAAGGAAGCAAGGACGCAAAGAGACGTAAGTCTTTCTGCGCTCGTTCTGCTGGTCAAATGAAGAAGTTTCCTAAAGCGGCAAAGAATCCAAACAGCCGCTTACGTCAAGCTAGAAGACGGTGGAAGTGCTAAATGCCAATCTCAAGAGCCTCTATGAGGCAACAAATGAAAGGTAATAGGATGGCGAAGACAAGATTTATGCGCGATATGATGAAGGGAGCTAGGAAAATTCCTGAAGGCGCAATAAAAACAAAGAAAAAACCAAAGCTAAAAAAGAAAGCTGGCGGCGGTAAAGTAATAAAAGCCAACATGGGCAAGCTGTTAGAGACAGTTTCTCCAGCGTACAGTATTATGAAAGGCAAAGGCCCAATATCAGACGCATTTAGTGGTGCTGGTGGAATGGGCCTAGGCGGCATTCTAGGTATGCTTGCCAAAGGTCAAAAAGGCAAAAGAAAAGGCATGGAAGCCGAGCAAATGAAGCAAATGCAAAAAATGTACGGCGGCGGTGCTGTGAAAAAGCGGCGTGACGGAATTGCGTCTAAAGGCAAAACAAAAGGCACTGTTAGGTAATGGAGAAAAAAACTGTTACAGCGCCAAAAGGGTTTCACTGGATGAAGAATGGCTCTGGTTACAAGTTAATGAAAAATCCTAAAGGCGGCTTTAAGGCCCATAAGGGGGCAAGTGTAAAAGCTGTTTTTCCTGTGCAGAAGGTTCATAGATGAGGCGAAATTATAAAGGCGAATATAGAAATTATCATTCGTCTACAGAGCAAAAGAAACGCCGTGCCAGTAGAAACACAGCCCGCAGAAAATTAACTGCGGCAGGCAAGGTTAAGAAGGGCGACAAAAAAGATGTTGCACACAAGAACGGCAACCCTAAAGACAATCGTAAAAGCAATCTAAGGGTTGTTGCTAGAAATCTTAACAGGTCTTTTCCAAGGACCAGAACAGCGAAGAAGGTAAGCAGGAGGTCATAATGTACGTTGGTAGCTCAAACGGATATGCTGTTCCTGTTTACAAAACTAGCGACAGCACAACCAGAACAAGAGTTCACTGTGGCAACTGTCCACGATGCAATGAAAAGCTAGTTACTGTGTTTGTCCATGGGCATGAGCAGTGTTCTAAATGTGGTTCAGTTGTACATGATTGCTGTCAAGGAGAGAGAGCATGAGAGCGGCAAAGATGATGTGCGCCAAGCGCAAAAAGCCAATAGCCATGAAGAAAGGTGGAAACCCAGTGGCTAAAGGATTATCTGACCCCAAGTTCAAGCCAAAGGTTGTAAAGCCAAAGAAAGGTAAGGGGTCTTACTCACGGAAGGGCAAGGCCCTTCCTATGTCATCTGGGGGCAAGACAAAATCAAAAGTAAACGAGGCCGGAAACTACACAAAGCCGGGTATGAGAAAACGTATCTTTAATAGAATTAAAGCGGGCGGAAAGGGCGGCGCTCCGGGACAGTGGTCAGCAAGAAAAGCGCAAATGCTGGCTTCTGCTTACAAAAAGGCAGGGGGCGGCTATAAGAATTGATGACTAGAATATTGGACTCAAAAAGGGGAGTGTTAAAATATAGGTAAAAAGGTTTTGTTGAAATGGTGGTCGCAGAGGCTCTCGCAGGAATCGCACTGGTTAAAAGCGCAGTCGATGGTATCAAGTCAGCTATCTCAACAACAAACGATGTAAGGTTAATAGCTGGTCATGTGGACAAATTACTACAAGGTCGTGATGAAGCAAACAAGGCAAAGCGTGACGCATCAAACGACCCATTTAGCGTTAAGTCCATAGCAGAGGAAACCATTAATGCAAAGCTGGCAGAAGAACACTTAGACGAAATGCGCCAGCTAATAGACATGAGATTTGGACACGGAACTTGGGCTGGCATAATAAACGAAAGAGCGAGAAGAATTAGAGAGGCAAAAGAGGCTGAAGAACAGGCCAAAAAAGAAA